GGGGCGGGATCAAGCGGTTTTCCACCAGCCGTTTGACTGTAACGCCTTTCGGTAGACTTGCATCCAGAATTTCCATTCGGAACGATCTTCGCGTAGAGCTTGTATGTCAGACCACAATACGCTCTTTTTGAGGTTTGACTCATTGTCCACGCAAAAAGAGGCTTCGATATCTGCGATTTTGAGAGCCGCGTTTTCGAGCGTTTCGAGTTTCGCTCTCGCGATGTTGTACTTCGCGACCGCGTGGTCGAAATCGGCTCGGAGTGATTCTTCGTCGTTCCGGCTCGCTTCAGCGGCGGCTTCATTCAGGTAGCCGAATTTCATCTTTATTCTCCTCTCATCGTCGTGCGGGACGTCTGTTATGTTTCATTTCGTCTTCGGCGTTCGTCCCCGCTCCTGCGCCGCCCGGTTCGCGTTCCATCCGTCCGCGTCTTTTGGTCTAATAAGTCTGTAGCGGCCGGCTCGCAGGGCGCGGATTTCGCCGCGGCGTATCGCCAGGTCTATCGCTTGCCTCGTCACTCCTCGGCGTTTCGCCGCTTCGGTCGTCGTCAATAGTTCTTTCATCTCGCCGCCATCCTTTTCATCATGTCGATCACGTTTCGGTCAGCTTTCGTCGCCTTCGCGCGCGCCGCGTTTCTTTTCGTCTCTTTTTCCGCGGCTAACGCCGTCGCTTCGTTTGCCTCCTTCTCCGCGTCGATGAGCTCCGCGATCGCCGTCGCCGCTTTCTCGTGCGCCTCGCGGAGTTGCGTCAGGGTCGGTTTGGTTTTCGGCGCCGGTTTTTCCGCGGGTGGCGCGTCGTTCGCGAACGGGTTCGGGTCGTCGATCGGATCCACTACCGGCGCCGGCATATCGTTCGTCGTCCGCCCGTGTTTGGTCGCGATCTCCGCCGTGATCATTCGTAGCACTTCCGCTTTGTGCCAGCATGCCTGTCCGCGCCGCCCCGCCTCGCAACTGCACATGATCAGCCCGTTCCGCCCACGCGTGATCGCGTGGGTCGTTTCGGTCCGCGTTTTGCTGCCCGCGATCCATTCGTCGTCGCCGATTCGTATCAGTTCGCCCGCCGTCGGCGTGGGTCGCGTCCCGTCGCCCGCCGTCTGTCCGTTCGTCATCATCTTTCCTCTCCCGTTTTCTTTTTTATCGGTCCGGTCTCGTGGCCTTACCGTCTATATTTTAGCAGGTTGTCTTTATTTTTGTCAAGCGGAAATATAGACAAATCCGCTTGACATTCGCGCGGCGAAACCTTTATAATATAGATAGATGGGCCATACGGCCCGACAATAAAAAAAAAGGTCCGGCGGACGCAACCACCGGACCGGCGGATAGCCGGGAGACGCGCTATCCGTAATCTATTATCGGGAGATTGTGATGATTTGTAACGTTTGCGATACGTGCGGGCGCTTGTTCCCTGCGGATCCGTCCGCTCCTTCCGCTTCCACCTGCGCATCTTGCGGCGGTCCGCCCTCCGCGTTCACCTGCTCCAAGTGCGGCGCCCCATCCTGGCCGGCCACGCTTTTCGCTACCTTCTCTGACGAAGCCGCCGCCCGGTCGCTCTGTCTTTCGTGCTATCGCGGTCACCAGCGCGCTCGCCTCCTCTATCTCGTCACCCTGGCGGACGCCGTTCCCGCCCGCTCCCGCTTTTCCGCCCTCGTCTCGGCGTCTATCAAAGCCGTCCGGCGGGATCTGCTCTGGTAATGTTACGCTTCACGTCTCGGGCCGGTCCTCTCCGACCGGCCCCGGAGGTTCTTTCATTGTCCGAAATCGATATCTTCGACGATCCATCCGTCGAAACCGAAGCTCCTTCCTTCCGTGATGACTGCGTGATGACGTGGATGGCCGAACAGGAAGCCGCGCGCGAAGGCGCCGAAATTAACCGTCGCGAAGAGAATGCCCGCTATCGTCGCGCGCTGCGGGAACTGGCTCGCGCGATTCTCGAAATCGAGATCCCCGATCTCATCCATCCGGACGATCCGGGCGGCGAATACACGTTCGACGGGATCCGGTTCGGCCTGTATCGGGGTGACCTGTTCGCCATCCAGCCGTGCGACTACTGCGGCTGCGACGAACAACACCTCATCCACTCGCGCGCCGACCTGGGCGCGTTCCTGTCCGGCGCGTCGTCGTCGTACAATCACCGCTGCCCCGGCGAAACGCGACGATGGGTCGAAGCCACACCGTCCGCCGATGAAGTGTTCCTCGCCGCCCTCCGCGTCTGGATGAACGCGAACGTCACGGCTTACGCGCCGTAAGCCGCCCTTATCCGGCCGGTGGCCGCCTCGGCGCCGGCCAGGAGGTTATCATGCCCGTAGTCCATTCACCCAACGCGCCCGCCCCGTTCTCGTATTACGCTTTCGGCCTCGCCGGCGATCGCACCGTCGCCCTGGAGTTCATCCCGGTCGGCCTGAAATTCTGCCCCGACTGCCGCCAGGATTTACCGCTTCACGCGTTCGAAGCTAGCTATCAGATGTGCGATAACCTGTATTATATCTGTCGCGAGTGCAAGAGGGAGCGTCAACGTACCCAGTAAGTCACGAAAAAGGCCGGCGGTCTCCACTCCCGCCGCCATCCTCACCGAGCTCGAGGAGGTTTCCCTGGCGCAGATCGCCGCCGGACTCGGTCCGACCTCGGTCGGCCGGGGCTCCGTCTATGCCATAATGAGTGTGAATGAGTGTGGTGGACGGATCGTATATCTGGGCGGGATTGATCGGCCGTGAAACCGAAGGAGGAGGCAAAATCGGAGTAGACGAAGGCCGTGACTTCGGAGTAGACGGATAAGCCAGGAGGAGACATGGACTCGCAAACCAGAATGCTCTTGGAGCAGGCGGCGCGACAGATGATGGAGGCCGCGAACACGATCGCGCGGCTCGAAGTGGCACTCGCGGAGAAGACGAGTAGACGCGAGGATCCGGAGCGGTTTCTCACCGTGGGCGAGTTGGGGAAGCTGACCGGATACTCGGAGAGCAAGATCCGGAGCCTGATCGATAACGGGAGCTTAGTGGCAATCAGGGACAGAGGATGTCTTCGGATCTCGGAGGGCGCCTACCGTGACTACGTGCGGATGAAGAGGTGAGATGTGGCGATCGAACAGCGGGCGACGTTGCGGGAGATGATCGATCTGATTCGCGATCGACGGCCACCGGGGTTCGGGGAGATGTGCGCTGACACGAGTCGCCCATTCACGGAACACAAGCGGCTCTTCCGGGTGATCGACGAAAGGGAGAAGGAGAAGCGATGAACTATTCGGCGGCGGAAGACGTGCGGAAGATCGCCCGCGAGATGATGGGCGAGGGAAAGCCACACTCTCGATTGGTGAACGTGCCGATCGAGTATCTCTTCATGGACGGAATCCCGAAGAAGGGCGGGATGGCGGTCTGGGGCAAGACGGAGAAAGTCGGGGGCCTTCACGCGTACCTGGCGAAGGGCGGGATGTGCGATTTCTTCGTCATTCTGATCGCCGAACCGATGTGGCGGGATCTGACGGCGGAGCAGCGGATCGCTCTGGTGGATCATGAGCTCTGCCACTGCGGGGAGGACGTGGACAAGGGAACGTTGGCGGTGATTCCGCACGACGTGGAGGAGTTCGTTGGCGTCGTCTCGCGTCACGGCCTCTGGCGCAAAGCGTTGGATCGCTTTGTTGGCGGCGTCGGCAAGACGGCTCAGACCACCTTCGAATTCAACGACGAGGGGATAAACGAGGAGACGGGCGAGATACGGCCTCGGCTCCGGATCGTCGAGGGCCTGAAGGCGGCGGCGCTTACCGAGGGCGAGAAGGCGCTGCCCGCACACGACGAAGAGACGATCGACGCGGAGTTCACCGGGACGGACGCGAACGACGACGAGATCGAAGGCCTGATCGAAACGATGAAACAGATCGCCGCGTCTGGCGCGGGTTGATGTGGGCGCCGACGACAAGATGGAGAACGGTTACACGCCGGCCCCGCACTGCTTCTTCGACGTCCTACTTCCCCGCCTGGGTTTCGCCGAGCTTAAGATCACGCTCGCCATCATGCGGGAGACGATCGGCTGGCACAGACGATGGAAGATGATCGCTTACTCCGAGTTCGAAACGGCGACGGGCCTGGGCCGCGAGGCGGTGAGGAAGGGGATCGTGGCCGGAATGGAGCGCGGGACGATCGAGCGGAAGGACATCGGCGGCGGTTATGCTTACTCCCTTCGACTAGTCGGCTTACCCGACTGCTCGGCGGGAGCGACTAGTCAGGTTACCGAACCGGGAGGAGTTCGGTTACCGAACCGGGAGGAGTTCGGTAACCGAACCGGAGGAGTTCGGTTACCGAACCACTCTTCTATTCATGAAAATAGGGGGGAAAATAATTTAAAGAAAGGGGTAAAATACGCCCCTCACGCAAGCGTGGAAGGTCAAGCCCGAACCCCGAACCCCGAACCCGAACCCGGCGACGTGACGCACGAGGACGTGCTCACCATACGAGATATCATCGCCCAGCGCTTCGGAAAGAAGGAGTGAGTTGGGAGGCTTATCGGACGAAGAATACGAAGCGCTCCGCCGTGTTATCGAATGGAATAGGAAGGTTGACGAGCGGGAGGATGAGAAGGAGAGGCGGCGGAGAGAGAAGCGAAGGAAAGGAAAGAAGGAGAGAGACGATGGCTTACTGGAACGAGAGAGCGCACCGGGCGCAGACGGAGCGGTTCGAGGGGTATCTCGCGCGGATGAACGCGGGGAAGACTGACGAGATAGAAATCAAAGCGCCGGGACTGGGATCGTGGACGTATTCGCGCGGCGAGGTCGAACGGGCGATCGCCAAGGTCGCGACGAGGCCGACTGGAGGCAACTGATGGAGGAGCTTTTCTGCGACGGCGGGCTGATCGGCCGCAACCCCTCGCGCGAGGGCGGAACGTGGGCGTGGCGTCTCGTTATCGACGGCGTCGCGGTCCGGAGCGATTCGGGAATCTTGCGGCCTAGTGACATCGGCACGGAGATGATCACGAATAACAACACGGAGCTTTACGCGATACTCCGGGCGATAGACGAGGTTCCGACTGGCTGGCGCGGGCGGCTTTCGAGCGATTCGCGGGTCGCGCTCGGCTGGGTATTCAAGCGATACGATAGCCGCCGTGTCCCAGACGTGCTGCTTCGAATGCTTCTCGCGATCCGCGATACGGCGGTTACCAAGAACATCGTGCCCCGTCTTCTGCAGGGACATCCGACGCGAGAAGATCTGGACTGCGGGATCGGCGCGAGGAGGGACCTGCCGGTGAGTGTTCACCAGGAATGGTGTGATCGGGAGTGCGGGCGAATGGCGGCGCGTCCGTGAGCGCGATAGGAGGAAGGGCGGTCGCGCCGCCCCAGGGGGGTAAGCGGGCCGACGTGGGCGGCGTCTACTTCCGAAGCCGGTGGGAGGCGAATGTCGCCCGCGTCCTGGCGCTCTTGCTCGATCGGGGTGTGATCCAAGCTTGGGCGTATGAGCCGCGCGAGTTCGAGTTCGAGACGATCCGGCGGGGGACGCGCTTTTACATCCCCGACTTTCAGGTATGGAGTGATCCGGAACGTTACCAGTGGTGGGAAGTGAAAGGCTGGATGGACAAGACTTCCAAGATCAAGCTGGACCGCTTCCGGAAGTTTTACCCCGAGGAGGCCGCGCGGCTCGTCATCATCGGCCGGAGCGAATACCAGGCATTCGCGAAGTGGCGGGCGCTCATATCGGGATGGGAGGAATGAGATGAAACCAGGAACGAGGATCCGAACGAAGAACGTCTTGCGGCCGGCGGTGCAGATCGGCTACCCTGGCGAGAAGCCGAAGCTCTGCTTCCCGGCGGGATCGACCGGGATCGTCATCGGCCCGGAAGGCCACGGCGCTCATAGTGTGACGATGGACGCCTGCCCCCTCGCCGTCTACGTCGTGCGGCCGTCCGACATCGAGCCGATCGAGGCGAAGGTGATCCTCGATAAAGAGACGAAGGCGTTCTCTCCGGAGACGTATCGCCGTCTCGGTTTCGACGGGGCGAAAAGCCGGGCGTAATCGGACTTGCGAACCGATGTTCGGTGAGGTATAATGGAGGCAAGCGAGCGATGGCGGCGAACAAGCGTAATGAGGCTGAGAGGGAGCGAGACAGGGCGGAGATCGCGCGGCGTTACGTCCGCGGAGTCTCGCAAGCGGTCATCGCTGAGGAGTTGAAGGTCTCGCAACAGCAAATCTCTTACGACCTCGCGATCCTTCGCAAGCGATGGGGGCGGCAGCAAAACCGGGCGCTCGGTGAGGAGCTTGCGAAAATAGACGCGGTGGAAACCGAGTGCTGGTCGAAGTATCAGGAGAGCCGAAACGAGGAGCAGCAGCGTCTCTGGCTGGCCGAAGTGCTTGCCTGTATCGACCGCCGGTGCAAGCTTCTCTTCGGCGCCGCCGGTGAGGACGCGAAGACGGGAAACGTCCAGGTGGTGCTCAAGTGGGCGGGCGGAGGAGTGGACCTTGAAGCCGGTGCCGCGGCGAATGGATAGGATCGATATTGAGCTGCCGGCGCTCCATCCTCTCCAGCGTCAGGTGATGGAGGATCCGGCGCGCTTCAAGGTGCTTGCCTGCGGCCGGCGTTGGGGCAAGACGCGGCTTGGTGTCCTCACGGCGCTCTCGGTGGCGCTCTCCGGCGGCTTCGCGTGGTGGGTGGCGCCCAGTTACAAGACGGGGATGATCGGCTGGCGTGGCCTCCACACGCTGGCGCGCCAGATCCCCGGCGCGACGATCTCGAAGACGGAGCTTCGGGCGGAAATGCCGGGTGGTGGATGGCTCCAGGTCCGAAGCGCCGACGACCCGGACAGCCTCCGCGGCGAGGGCCTGGACTACGTCGCCGTTGATGAATGTGCTTTCCTTGTTGAGCGCGCCTGGACCGAGGCGCTGAGACCGGCTCTCTCCGACCGGAAGGGGAGCGCGCTGTTCATCTCGACGCCGCGGGGGATGACCTGGTTTTGGCGGCTATGGCAAAGGGGGCAGGACGATGGCGAGACGTGGAAATCATGGAGCTTTCCATCCGTATCGAATCCTTACCTGGATCCAGCGGAGATCGAGGAAGCCAGGAAGGACCTCCCGGAGCGGATCTTCGAGCAGGAATACGAGGCCGCGTTCCTGGAGGAAGCGGGAGGCGTCTTCCACGGCGTGATGTCGTGCGTCGACACGGACCGGACGCAACCCGAACAGCCGTTCGACGGTGCCGAATACTTCCTGGGTGTCGACCTGGCGAGAATGGAGGATTTTACGGTTTTATCGGTTCTCTCGAAAGACGGGAGGCAGGTCTATCACGAGCGTTTCAATCGTATCAGCTGGGCGCTTCAACGGGCGGCGATCGTTCGTGTAGGGACCGAGTATAACAACGCAGTCATCTCGATTGATGGAACGGGTGTAGGGGATCCGGTGGTCGAGGAGATCGAGCGCGTTTACGCGGGCCCGGTGGAACCGATCCACTACACGAACAGGACGAAGGTTGACGAGATTAATAACCTTGCTCTCGCCTTCGAGAACCGGGCGCTATGCCTGATGGACGTGCCGGCGCAAACGAGCGAACTGCTGGCGTATCAATACGAGACGACGCGGTTCGGGAACGTGAGAATGAATGCGCCTTCGGGGATGAACGACGACTGTGTGACGGCGCTGGCGCGCGCGGAGTGGGCCAGGAGCGCAACGAGGGAACTGGAGTTCAGCTGATGAAACTACCCGGCTTCATATCGAAAGCCTTCTCGATGGTATTCGGCAGCGGCACATCCGGATCCGTCGTGTGGTTCAATGACGACGTGCCGATCCCGGAGATCCGGCGCGTGGCGGATAAGCCGTGGACGGATCCGGTCGTCTCGATCTGCCTGTCCTGGATCGCGGACAACTTCGCGGAGCCCGAGCACCAGGTAACGCGGAAGGGGAAGGACGGACGGCCGGTGGTGGTGCCGGACCATCCGCTGCTCTCTCTGCTCGACACGCCCAATCCCTACTACGACCGCGATACCCTGTGGATGGGAACGCTCCTGAGTTACCTCCTCGACGGGAACGCCTACTGGATCAAGGTGCGGGGCGACCGCGACGAGCCGAAGGAGCTCTACTGGGCGCCGCACTGGACCATGGCGCCTATCGGCGGCGCGAAAGAGATGATATCGGGCTACGAATACACGGTCGGCGGTGTGAAGCAGCGGCTCCGGCGGGAGGACGTGGTCCATTTCCGGTTCGGCTTCGACCCGGAGGATCCGAAGAAGGGCTTCTCACGGTTGAAGGCGCTCGATCAGGAGCTCTACTCCGACAAGGCGTTCTCTCGATACGCGGGCAGCCTGGCGCGTAACTTCGGCGTCCCGGGCGTGGTGATGGCGCCGAAGGATCCGAAGATTACCTTGCGCAAGGAGCAGCGCGACGAGTTGAAGACGCTCTGGCGCGAGGAGGCGACGGGCGAGAAGATCGGCGGTGTGCTGGTCTTATCCGGATCGGTGGACGTGCAGAAGATCGCTTACAGCCCGGCGGAACTGGCGATCGACGGGATGAGGAAATACCCGGAGGCGAGGATCTGCGCGGCGCTTCGCGTGTCGCCGTTGGTCGTGGACCTTCCGGTGGGGTTGGAGCGATCGACGTATTCGAACAAGGAGGAGGCCAGGCGGGGCGCGTATTACGACTGCCTGATCCCGATCGGGGTCCGGTTCGCGAGGACGGTCAACCGCCACCTTATGATGGACGTCTCGTCGGATACGTCGGACCGCTTCGGGTTCGACTATTCGGCGGTCCGCGCGCTTCGCGAGGATGAGAACAAGCTTTATACGCGGGTGGCGCTGGGCTACCGATCCGGTGTTTTGAAGCGGAAGGACGCGCGGAGGATGGTGGGCCAGGACGTTGACGAGACGGCGGACGACGTATACTACACCGACGTGGCCGGCGCGACGTTCGGCGGCGGGAACGCGCCCCGGATCGCTTCGCTTCGGGACCGGCGGATCGAGCGCGAGAGGGCACACTGATGGGCGTGATGTCTACACAGGCTAACCTCGATGTGATCCGTGAGCGAACGGGCGACGAGCTGGACCGAGCGGTCGGCCGGTTCATCTCGACGCTCGACGCTAATGAGTTGGGCGCGGCGATGATCGAGGTATTGACGTTCGAACACGAGAGAGCGGCGTCGGTAGGCCGGCGGCGGATGGGCGACGAGCACATCTTCTCGGATGACGACCGCGACCTGGCGGATCGGGTGATGGAGGGCGAACGGGTGTTTGTCGACGCGTTCATGGCCGACATCGCCGCCGGGCGCTACTGGGACGTGAAGTTGGAGCGGATTGACTTCGCCGGGATCTACAAACGCGCCCAGATGTATCTCGCGCGCTTGGCGGGGACGGCGAACGAGGCTTACGTCAAGGCGAGCGGCGACGGCGAGACGTGGACCTGGATCCTCGACCCAAAGGCCGAGCACTGCGAGAGCGAGAGTGGTGAGTGCCTCGACTGCCCGGGGCTCGCGGCGGGATCGCCCTACACGAGCGAGACGCTGCCGACGTTTCCCGGCGCCGGCGACACGAAATGTCTTCTCGGGTGCCGGTGCGCAATCGTGAGGAGCGATGGGCGGGCCGGCTTCAAACCGTGGGGATGGGGATAGGAGACGATGATGGAACTTGAATACAAGGCTCTGCCGTTCAGCCTGGAGAGTGGCGAGGGGGAGGCGGCGAAGACGGGCGCGGAGTTTCGCGGCTACGCGAGCTCGTTTCACAACATCGACGACTCCTTCTGGGGCGACATCATCCAGCCGGGGGCGTTCAAGGCCGATCTGCCGGACTTCCTGGAGGACGGCCTGGTGATGTGGCAGCACGACTGGGAGGAGCCGATCGGGAAACCGGTTGAGGCGACGGAGGACGCGAAGGGACTCTTCATCCACGCGACGGTATCGGACACGGCCCGCGGGAAAGACGCGCGGATCCTGATCCGTGACAACATCGTCCGGAAGCTTTCGATCGGCTTCAAGGTAATGGGCCGTGATTGGCTCGAAGACGAGGATCAGGTGAAGGCTTACTGGTCGAAGTGGAATTACACGGCGACCGACGACGACCGGTCGAAGGCGCGATTCGGCGCCCGGCTTCTCACCCGGATCAAGCTGTATGAGATCAGCCCGGTATCGGTGCCGGCGAACCGGAACGCGGCGATCACCGAGGTAACGAAGGGCGGGACGTGGGGGGCGATGACGCTGAGAGAGAAGCGGACGCTGGCGGAAGAAGGCTTGGTCGTGGAGAAAGGCGCGACGGGAGCGGGTGGGTTGCCGCTGGCGACGCGGGATCACCCCTGGGACGCGAGTGCGGCGGAAGGCCGGGTTAAAAGCTGGGCGGGAGCAACTGAGAAGCCGAACGAGAAATACCGGAGCGCCCATTTCTGGTATGACGCGGCGAAGCCCGACGAGTTCGGCTCCTACAAGTTGCCGTTCGCGGACGCGATCGGCGAGAAGCTGACGGCGGTCCCGCGGGGGATCTTCGCGGTGGCGGCGTGTCTCCAGGGGGCGCGCGGCGGGGTGGATATCCCGGACGCGGACAAGACGATCATCAAGGTAAAGGTCGATCACTACTACGCGCGCATGCGAAGAGAGTTCGACGATGAGACGATCATTACGCCGTGGAAGAAGGCGGCGGATATCGTGGAGCAGGTGAGGCGGTATATAAACGCGGCGGTGCGGGTATAATGAAGAACAAACAAACATCGGGAGACGAAGGGGAAGGGCGAGATGTTAAGCTTCACGGAAGCACAGAAGGCGCTCGATGAGAAGCGTGGCGAGATTCGCGCGTTCATCGACAAGCACAAGACGGCGGAGGGCGCCTGGGACATGAGCGCCGAGGATCTGGCCGAGTTCCACAAACGGAACGATGAGCTCGAGCAGCTCGGGAAGGATTACGACCAGGCGGGGGAACTGAAGCGGGTCGATGACAAGCTGAAGGAGGCCGAAGAGAAGAGAATCGCCGAACGCCGGCCGATCTTTCCCGCCGGGGATACGAAGACGATGGGAGGCGAGAGGAAGACGTTCGGGCAGAGGATCGTGGAACACGCCGACTATAAGGCGGGCGTGAAGGCGGCGCGCGGGACGGTGGGGCCGGTGATGGAGTTCCCGGACGTGGACCTGAAGACGCTCTTCGCGCGGACGGCGGGCTGGGATCCGGAGGTAACGCGAACGGGACAGATCGTCTACTACGCGACCGAAATGCCCAGCGTGGTGGACCTGCTGCCGCAGACCGAGACGGGACAGCAGTCCGTCGCGTGGATGGAGGAGACGACCTACACGAACGCGGCCGCGGAGAAGGCCGAGGGAGTCGCCTATCCGGAAGCGGCGCTGGCGCTCACCGAACAGACCATGCCGGTGCGAAAGATCGCGGTCTACATCCCGACGACCGACGAGCAGCTGGAGGATGAGCCTCGGGTTCGGGGCTATCTCGACAACCGGCTGACGTTCATGCTGAAGCAGCGGCTGGACTCTCAGCTCGTGGCGGGGACCGGGGTCGCGCCGAACCTGACCGGAGTGCTGGCGGCGAGCGGGATCCAGACGCAGGCGAAGGGGACGGACCCAAGCTTCGACGCGATCTACAAGGCCATTACCAAGGTACGGGTGACGGGGCAGGCGATCGCGAACGTGGTGCTGCTGCACCCGAACGACTGGCAGGACATCCGCCTGACGAGGACGCAGGACGGCCTCTACATCCTGGGGAACCCGGCGGATCAAGGCCCGCAACGACTCTTCGGCCTGACGGTGGCGATCTCGACGAACGAGACGGAGAATACGGGCGTCGTCGGAGACTTCCAGAACTACTCGGAGCTGGCCGTGCGGCGGGGCGTGGACGTGCAGATCGGCTACCAGAACGACGACTTCACGAAGGGACTGAAGACGATCCGGGCGGACGTGCGGGTCGCGGCGATATGGTATCGCGGGACGGCCTTCTGCAAAGTCACCGGACTTTAAGGACAAGTCGTAAGTCGTAAGTCGTAAGTCGTAAGCCAAGATCAACCCCGGATATCGGAAGTTGGGGGTTTGACTTAAGACTTACGACTTAAGACTTACGACTAATTATGACTTAAGACTTACGACTTGTTGCGACCTGGAGGAACGACAATGCCGATTATCAGTGGAGGAGTGGCGCAGCCGGCCGAGGAGAAGCGGGCTTACCTGGCGCATTCGACGGATCCGGTGGATGGAACGAGCGGGACGTTCGCGGGGGAGGCGGACCCAGGAGCGATACTCTCTGCGAACGGGGGATACCTCTACACGAACCAGGGGACGAAGGCGTCGCCGGTGTGGGTTAAGATCGGGCCGTCGCTGCAGGTGGACATCGCTATCGACCTGGCGTCGATCGCGGCGAACACGACGACGGATACGACGGTCTCGGTCTCTCCGGCGGGACTGGTGCTCGCGGGGGATGTGGTCTGGTTCATGGGGTGCGCGGTGCTCGACAACGGCTTGATCGTGCAAGGGGTGCACACGGTTGCGGCGAACTCGTTCAAGCTCCGCGTCTCGAACGTGTCGGCGGGGGCGATCGACGCGGCGTCGCACACGTTCAGCTTCGTCGTGCAGAAGATGACGACGTAGTAGAAGGCCCGGTGAAACGGGCGATGAGGCGCCGGTGATGGTAAACATCCTCTCACCGGCGCCGGCCTTTACCCTGGAGGATCGAGAGATGATCGAAGAGACAGCGGGGGGCGCGTACGTGTTCGACGTAACGGCGGCGCTGGACACGAACGCCTACGCGGACGGCGACAGCATGAACGCGGGCAGCCCTGGAGCCCTGCTCGAAGTGACGGGCTTCGTGCCCGAGACGGGGGTGACGCGAGTCTTGAACTCGGTGGTGGTAAACGACAAGGACGACCAGGGGATCGGGTTCGAGATCTTCTTCTTCGACCGGGCGGTGACGCTGCCGAATACGAACGCGGCGTGGAACGTCTCGGACGCGGACATGAGCTACTGCCAGGGTTACGTTCCAGTCGCGACGGCGGACTTCGATGATCTCGGCGGCAACCGGATCGCGGTCATCAAGAACCTCGGGCTGCCTTTGCGCCCGAACGCGACGAGCCTGTTCATCGCCTTGCGGTCGCGAGGGGCGGGGACGTATAGCGCGGCCGGCGTGACGATGAAGCTCGGAACGGTCTGACTTCGACGAAGAGCGAAGACCTTTCGGGGTTGGGGTTGCGCTCTTCGCTCTTCGGGGTTGGGGGTTAAGGATGAGACGGGCGCTATTAGTGAACACGAAGTTCACGCCGCGGAGCCTGGCCGACCTGGTGGCCTGGTGGGACGCGAGCGAACCGACGACGCTCTTTCAGGACACGGCCTGCACGATACCGGCGGCGGCGGATGGAGACGTGGTGGGCGGGTGGAAAGACCGGTTCGCGGGGATTATAGCGAGCCAGGCGACGGCGGCGAAGAAGCCGTTGCTGAAGCTGGGGATCCAGAACGGACGGCCGGTCGTTCGTCCGGACGCGGTGGATGATGGGTTCTCGGTTGCGATCTCGAAACCGGTCGGTTCGTTTACGTTCTATTACGCGGGAAACGCGCGGACCGGCGTGGACATCTGGCTGTTCGACACCGAGACGGGGCGGATGGTGATCGGCAACGCGACCGACGCGGACAAGATCGCCTACTACGATGACGCATGGCACGACATCGCGGCGACGACGGCGGGATGGCAGGCGCTGACTTGGATATTAGCTAGCGGCGGAAACGGCCTTATATTCCGGAACGGCGTCTATCTCGGCTATGGCACCTACACGGCGAAGGCGATCGGCGGCGCGGTGGGATTTCTCATCGATAAAAGCTTTACCGCGCGAATGTGGGGGGCGGACGTCGGAGAATTTCTGATCTATTCGCGGGCGCACACGCTAAGCGAGGTGGCGAAGATGAACGCCTACCTGAAAGCGAAGTGGGGGATCTGATGACGACGGAATACACGAAGCGATACGTCATCACGGTGCCGGCGGATCTCTGCGAGGCGGCGAACGCGGCGGCGGTGGACGCGACGGGGGAGGAGGCGGCGCGGCTGACGTGGATCGTTGATCCGGGTGGCGTGGAAGAGACGACCGGCGCCCTGCGGGAGCCAGGAATCGACGCGATCTGCGGCTGGACGATGAAGCTGGGGACGGCGGCCAAGTTGCTTGCGCTGCTGGGGAAGATCGGGCCGGCGAGGGACGCGGCGGAGATCGCGCCGGTGGACACGTATGAGAAACGCGACGAGGAGGCGGCGATCGTCGCTGAGCGCGCGGCGAGAACCCCGACAAGCGTGGATGGCTTAATGATATGAGCGTGTTGCGTAATACGAACAAAGAGCTTGACGTCTACCAGCTGATGATGGACAGCGTGGAGCCGGGGTATTCGATCCCGGCCAGCACGGAGGATCCGTTCGACCCTTACGACGTGACGAAGTGGTGGCGGCGGTGGCGGGCACTGGTGCCGGCGTATCAATACGACGTGACGGGAGGATTGCGCGATACCCTCTTTGGATCGACGCGGGGGGACTTCGTGTGCAGCATGTTCGAGCGGGGGCTCTTATCGGTGCTCGGGGCACCGCACGTCGATACGGACTTCGCGTGGCGATGGATGATCCGTGAGGAGACGACGGGGAAGTGCTGGCTTATCTGGTGGGATCCGCGAGTGCTGGATGATCCGCTGGGGCACATCGAATGTTACGGCTGGGAGCTCGATCCGCCACCGGTGAACCGGGATTAGGTGGGAACGATGGGCAAATTGCTGATGAGCGGACTTCACCCGGCGTCGTCGGACGCGCTGCGTCGGATCGGCGTGGGGGCGAGCCAGATCTCCCAAACGATCGGACACGCAGTGGCTTCGGCGGGAACACACGAGTCGGACGGGAAGGCAGGCGGCGCGGAGTATTGCGCGGCGGTTGATCTCCGGTGCGGCGATTTCGACGACGAGGCTACGCGGGACTTGCTGGATCGGCTGGCCGACGAAAGCTTCGCGGCCTTCTACCGTCATCCGGGAACGGACGGATGGCCGGTGAAGGGTGCGGAACACATCCACGCGATATTCACCGATTGCGCGATGAAGCGAACACTGCGGGATCAGGTCCACGACTGGCTGCATAGGAAGAACGGTCTCGCGCGGCACGGCTATTATTCGTTCTGGCGGCCGTCGTATCACCACCGCGCGATCGTCCGAACGGCGTTCCTCGCCCATAATCCGGCGAACGGCTGAGTGAGGGGGATAAGATGGGTTACGTGACGGCGGCGGATGTGGCGATGTATCTCAAGGGCGTGACGCTGACCGCGTTGGGGGACGCGGCGGCGATCTCCGCGGCGGAACTGGCGGCCGGGGATATCGCTTCGCTTGAAATCGAGAGCCGGACGGGGCGCACGTTCACCCAGAGCGCGGCGGAGGAGCGGATCTTCGACGGGAACGGCGGCGAGACACTCATGCTCACCGACTTCGACACGACGCCAACCGCGTGGAAGATCGACGATCAGGCGCAGGCGGTGACGGAACTCCTGGCCTATCCCCTCAACGAGACGCCGAAGACGAGGTTGGTGCGGAAGGAGGGCGGGACGTTCCCCCTCGGGAACGCGAACCTGAAGATCACGGCGAAGTGGGGCTACGGGGCGACAGTGCCGGTGGACGTGAAGGCCGCCTGCGCTATGCTCGCGGCCGCGGAAATCCTCGACCGGGTATCGGGCGCGTTGACAACCGGCAGCGAGTCGGTGACGCAGGGACTTCTCAGGCAGACTTATCCAGGCGGTGCGTTCAGTGGCGAGATTGTCCGGTATCGCCAGCGGGCCTACTGGCTCGTGGAGAGTTACAGGAGGCTCTCGTGATACCGCCGAGCGCGATCTTTGCGCTGGAGGGTATAAGTAGCGGGGAGGAGGAGTTGCTCCTAAACGCCGTATGGGACTGGGTGATGGACCCGATGGCATATCAACATTGTCCGGACTGCCCGGTTTTATCCGCCAACAGTCCGTATACGTTGGAGACGTTGCCGGCGTTGCCGGGGGACGGGCACACGAGATGTAATGACCGGTGCCGGTGCCACCTGGAATATCATTTCACGCAGGAGGAAGTGGGAATCATCGTGCCGCCGGGGACGCCGGGGCCGGAACCGATAACGCCGGTGCCGTCGAGCGGCCCTTACGAGCCGACCGGAGGAATACCTTACGTGCCGGCCCCGGCGACGCCGTATCCTGGGAAGACGGGAGCGACGCCGTATCCTGGGAAGACGGGAGCGACGCCCTACCACGGCGAGGGAAGCGTAGATATGACGCCTCCGCCGGCGGATGTATATATACCGCCCTTTGCGTATTCGCCCAAGCGCGAGGGACCGAGGCTGCGGCCTGTGGAGGGCGAACCCACCGGCGACACTTACGTCGACCCGCGAGGGGGCGGCGTCGTCGTCGTGGTGGGCGGCGGACCGACGACGGACTATCCGCCAGTAAACTATCCGTTACTGCCGGAGCCGTATGATAAAAACTGGAACTTGCACAGGAGCGCGCCGGCGCCGTGGAACATGCTGCCGGTGCCGCCGCCCTGGTGGGACCCGAAAGTGACTCCCTGGGGATTTTAAGGAGGAAATGATGGAGACGGAAGTATTGAAGTGGATATCGGATCTGGGATTTCCGGCGGCGGCGTTTTTATTGATGTATCGGATGGTGACGGTGACGATCTCGCAGCACACCGCGGCGATCGGGACGATGACGACGGCGCTAACCGAGTTGCGCGACGCGATGAAGACGGTGCGGAACTGCCCGCTGGCCGGCGACGAGGGATACGTCATCACGAAGAAGAACGCGCCGTCCGCTCCATCGTAGGCGGAACGGGCGATCCTGCGCTGTCCGGGGCGGCAGGACGGCAAAGCGGGGCGATCACAAAGCCATGACACAAACGGGAACGGACGATCTTTTGGGAAATATTGATCCGTGTCGCCGATCGCGTTTACCGCCTGGCTCGGGCGCTCGGGTCGTCGCGGGGTAGCCGGACTCGGCCCCAAGATCAAGATCAACCCCAGGGTCAACCCCAGGGTCAACCCACAAGCGGTAAGGAGCATTTGACGCGCTTCGCGAGGGTCAACCCATTTCCCCCCCTACCCCCCCCGGGGGGTTTTCCTCTCGGCCCATGGGTCAGGCAATTGGCAAACCCCTGGGGGCACCACCATTGCCATGTGCCCCCAGACCCCCTCCGGGCTAGGGGGGGTGCGCCACGCCCCTTCAGCTTGCGGGCGCTTGCTTCCTTCCGCTTCCTCGTCTGGGTTTCCGGGGCGCCGCCTCTGCTTCGCTCTCGGCGCCCATCGGCCGCGGGGCTTCGGGTCGGGGTTCGGTCCGGCGCGGTTCGGGCCCGGCTGCGTGTCGCCTGGCCGGGCCCGTTCTTTCGGTTTTCGCCTTTCGGGTCAGCCGGTCGCCGGCCACTCCCCTTCCGCTTCTCGCCTGGCCTGTTTCGCCGTCCGCTCGTGGGTCTGGGCCCGGCGTTCCGCGTCCTCGGCTCGGGCGCGCTGGGTGGCGGCTTCTTCGGCGGCGTCGTCGCCCGCCTTCTCGGTCGTGGCTCGGTCCGCGGCGTCGGCGGCTGCGGCGGCTTCGTCTGCGGCGTCCTTCGCGTTCGCGGCTGCGGCTTCGGCCCGGTGCGCGGCGGCCCAGCGGTTCCGCCCGTGCCACGTTCGGGCGTCGCGCGCTGCGGCGGTGGCGGCTTCGTCGTGTCTCTTCGCGCGTTGGGCTGCCTCGCGGGCGCTTTTCGCGGCTCGGTCGGCGGCTTCGGCGTGCTCTTCCGCTTCGTCGCTCGCTGCGGCGGCTTCGGCTTCGTCGGCTCTCCGGTCGGCTTGGGCGCTGTCCGCGGCGGCGCTGTTTGCGGCTCTTCTCGCTCGGTCCGCGTCTCTTTGCGCGTTGGCGGCGCTGTCCGCGGCGTGGTTCGCGCTGCTCGTCGCGCGTTCGCTGTTCGCCTTCGCCGCGCCGTTCGCCGCGTGTTTCGCTCTCGCGGTCGCCACCCGCGCTTCGGTTTCCGCTCGTCGCGCTTGCCGTTCCGCTTCATCTGCCGCGGCTCGGGCGGCTCGGGCGGCGCCGTTCGCGTCGTTGGTGGTTTCGGCGTTTTCGGCGTCGGCTCGGGCGCTCGCGGTCGCTTCGGCTGCTTCTTCCGCGGCTCGGGCAGCTCGGCGGGTTCGGGCGGCGGCTTCCGCGGCGTCGCGTCGTTCGGTGTGCGCGGTCTCCCTTGCTTCCGTTTCCTGCGCCGTGTGCGGTTTCGGCGCTGTGGTTCTTTCCGTCGTTTGGCTCGCGGCCGGGTTCGCGCTCGTGCTCGTCGTCGCGTTCGGGTTCGCGTTGTGGGTGCTGCTCGTCGTGTTCGTTTCTGTGGCGGTCATCTGGTTTGGTCTCCTCTTTTGCGCGTCTGGCCGGTCGTGTCCGGCGTTTTTTGCCACCCCATGGTCTCATGTTCCTTGCTTTCCGTCAAGCGTTTGTGTCATTTCTGTAACATCTTTTTTTTGTCGGTCGGTTCTTGCCTTGCGGGCGTTCGCCTTCGGTCGTCGCCTGCCGGGGTCCCCGCCGCCTCCACTGCGGTCGGCGGCACCCCTGTTGGCGGGTTCCGGGTCTTCGCGGGCGTGCGTCTCGTCCGGGGTTTCGGTTTCGGTCTCGGGCCCTCGGTCGTCGTGGGGTTTGGCGGGGGCTGCCGCCCCCTGCCCCCCTGCTGGCGCCGGGCGCGGCGTTGCCGCGCGTCGCTTCGCTCCACCGCCGGCGAAGCCCGTCCTCCTTGGTGCCGCGCGGCTCCAGCTCGGGCGGTGTTTGGTTTCGGGCCGGCTTTTGCGCTCTGCGCGTCGCTCCGGGATATAGCGCCCGGTTCGCTTGTGGGTGGGTGCGGGGCGGGATCAAGCGGTTTTCCACCAGCCGTTTGACTGTAACGCCTTTCGGTAGACTTGCATCCAGAATTTCCATTCGGAACGATCTTCGCGTAGAGCTTGTATGTCAGACCACAATACGCTCTTT